ACATTATAAGATCAGGAGCGACATTTACGGCAACGGCACTAGACGGAACAACGTTTGATTTCACTCAACGAACATATTCAGCAATTGATAATGCAGGAATTGATGAAATATGCGTATAAGGGGGGTTAAAATATGGCATTTTTAGACGAAACAGGACTTGCCTACTTTTGGGGCAAGGTAAAAGCGAAAATAACAGATAGCAAAACAGAGACAATCAATGCAGTTTATCCAATTGGCTCTATTTACATGAGCGTAAATGATACTAAACCATCAACACTTTTTGGTGGTACGTGGGAAAGACTTGAAGGACGTTTCTTAATTGGAGCAGGGACAAACATGAGAACAAACACTAATGAAAGTTTTGGCTCACTTGGGATAGGAGAACCAGAATTTGCAAATGGTGAAAGAGGTGGCCAATACTATCATAAATTAGGTATTGATGAAATGCCTGAACATCATCATGATACAAACGACTGGACAATTGTTGCTAACAAGGACGCTGTTAAGATAAAAACCAATTTTGGGGCTAAGTGTATTGAATTTAATACGGAAGCTACTAATATCGTGCCTAACATAAAAGCAACTAAAAACGAAGATGGCAACGCAACTGGAGACTCAGGCGGAGGAAAAGCACATAGCAATATGCCACCATACTTAGCAGTTTACATGTGGAAAAGAACGGCATAAATAAGGCTATAACATGCTAAGAAAGGAGGGATAAAGGTGATCAGAGTATTTTCTCCTACAGATAAAATATTCACGTCAAATGGTGATGCGGTTATCCGACCATTCAAGGCAAAAGTGCATAAAGAGGACAACGGAAAATTCTATCTGAATATTGAAGCAGACATATCATATGTTGACATTCTGACAGCAAATAGAATCATTGTTGCAGATACGCCACAGGGTGCGCAGGCATTTCGCATTAAAAATCCAGAAAAGACAAAACACAAGATTACGATAAAAGCACAGCATATATCATATGATGCAGAAAACTATGTGATCGCAGACAGTTATGTTGTCGATAAGAATTGCAATGATGCGATGGATCATCTGAACAGGGCTACGGACAATCCTAGCCCGTTTCAGGTGGTGTCTGATATTGCAGAGGTAAATTCATACAGATGTGTTAGAACATCGCTGTATGATGCTTTTAGCACGGTTCTGGAGCGTTGGGGCGGACACTTTGTGCGTGACAATTACAGATTCGGAATCATGAGCACTATTGGGCGTGACAATGGTGTGACTGTACGATATAAAAAGAATCTGAAGGAAATGACATGCACGGCAACCTGGGATAATGTGGTTACAAAACTTATGCCAGTTGGAAAAGATGGCTTGCTGTTGGATGAGATTTATCTTTACAGCAAGACACAGTATGACATTCCATTTACAAAGGTCGTGTCTTTCAACCAAAATATTGACCAAGACCTGTACAAAGACGCAGACGGAAATCTTGACGAGGTTGCATACAATAATGCACTGGTTGATGATTTGAGAAAGCAGGGGCAGGCATACGTTGATGCCAATTGTGCGCCAAAAGTGAATTACACTTTAAAAGCAAACGTTGAAAAGCTGACTGATATAGGCGATACAATCGAAGTTATTGATGAACCAATGGGTGTTGATATTACAACGCATGTCATTTCGTATGACTATGATTGCATTCTAGGCAAGTATACGGAACTTGAATTTGGGAATTTTCAGCAGAAAGTTTCTGACCTTATGGGAACAGTAAGCTCAACAATTCAGCAAAGCGTTGAAAAAAACAATGCGAACTTACAGGTGATATTCTCAGATGCAATTCAGCAGGCGCAGGATACAATTCTAGGAATGCTTGGCAATTCGTATGTTGTGTATGATGGCGACAAGATTCTTGTTGTCGATGCATTGCCAAAGGAAGAAGCGCACAACGTTATTATGATCAACAGCGGTGGTATTGCATTTTCAAGCACTGGAATCAATGGAGATTTTGAAAGTGCATGGACGATTGACAATGTGCTGAATATGCAACATATAAATGTGATTAATCTTGTTGCTGACATGATTAAAGGTGGAACATTAAAGCTCGGTTCTAACCTTAATCAGAACGGACAGATTGAGGTATACGATGAAGCAAACAATCTGATTGCAAAGTTGGACAAAAACGGTCTGATTATGTACGGGCTTGATGGTTCATATCTGGTGGTCAATAATTCAGTCGGCTTTGCGGGATATGACCGCACAGGGGCTAAAACATTCTGGGTTTCAGGTGACGAGTTTCATCAGAAAAAATCTGTTATTGAGGAAGAGATCACGTTATGCAACAAGGCAAGGTTTATTCCAATCACTGTAAAAGATGGCGATACTGTCGTTAATGATGGTATCGGCATTGTAGGGGTATAATATGGCTACATCAGGAACATTTAAGACATCAGCGTATGATGGTGCATGTTTACAATTTGACTGGTTATTAAAAAGCCAGAGTACCGTAAACAATCAGTCGGTTATCTCATGGACATTAAAAGGTGCAGGAATCAAGTCTGGCTATTGGTACATGGCAGGTCCTTTCAAGTGCACTGTAAACGGCACTGTTGTTTATCAATCAAACACTAGAATTAAGTTATACACTGGAACGGTTGTTGCATCTGGAGAGCTTGCAATCGGACATGAAACCAACGGTTCAAAGACATTCAGTGCATATGCAGAGTGTGCAATCTATACATCGGCTGTAAATTGCAAAGGTTCTGGAAGTTGGAGCCTTCACGATATTGGCAGAGCATCACAGCCAAGTTTGAATACATGGCCTAACAATTCTCCGAATTTTAACATCGGAGACACAATTGTGGTACATATGAACCGCAAATCAACCGTGTTTACGCATACAGTGGTGCTGAAGTTGGGTTCATACAGTTATACCATCGGCACAGGTGTAACGGATAATATTTCTCTTGATACAGACAGGATTGCATCGAATCTTTATGCACAAATGCCAAACAGTAATGAAATGACAGGCGAAATTGATGTCACAACGTACAGTGGCAGTGCAGTTATAGGTACGTCAAGCTGTACAATCATTGCGCACGTTGTAAATTCTAATCCTACATTTAATGTTGAATATGAGGATTCAAATTCTAAAACGGTTGCAATTACAGAAAACAATCAGTACATTATCAGGAATAACTCGACATTGAAAATCAGCGTAAACAATGCGCAGGCATTAAACAGTGCCACGTTAAAAACAATTACTGCTGTTGTAAATGGAAATGTATATACAGGCACTTTAAGTGGCACTACAGGCGTTGTAAACGTTGGTATGGTAAATATATCATCCGATGCAAAAGTGACCGTTAAAATCGTTGATTCGAGGGGAAATGCGGGGCAAAAAGAGATCACGGTGCTTGTGTATGACTGGACATTGCCAAGTGCAATCATCAAGTTGAACCGCAAAAGCAATTATTATTCAGAAAGCATCTTGAATGTCAATGCGAATTATTCTTCAATCGGTGGGAAAAATGAGATAACGATTAAGTACCGCACAAAGAAGGTTGCAAATAGCACATATAGCACTTACACGACAATTCAGGATAACACCGATACGAATTTTTCGGCTGATAACGAGTATGAGTGGAACGTGCAGATTAATATTGCAGACAAGCTAGGCAATACAACCTACAATCTGATTCTCCCGAAGGGGATTCCTATTGCTTATGTTGACATCAAGAAATACAGCTTTGGTGTAAATTGTTTCCCAAAGCATGACAACAGCCTTGAAGTCAATGGCGTGTGCATTAGTGGTAAGGTGCTTTACAACAGTGCAAATGGAACAGCAGGAACCGTCACATTGTCAGACAGTGCGGAAAATTACACATATCTAGAAATCTTTTACAGATCATCAGGTGATAATGCTTGTGGCAGTGTTAAGGTATTCAGCCCGAACGGAAAACTTGTGCATTTAGGAACGATTCACTATATTGCAGATTATGACTATGCAAAGTTCGCTCTCGTTAGTGTGTCGGGTTCAATGATCACATTTAGCCAGAATTACAAGATTACTCTAAAAAGCAACGGCTCAGTATATTCAGCAGAAAATGCGATTTTTATAACAAGAGTGGTTGGATATTAAACAAAATCATGATATACTATTAGTGCAGTGTTTCATGTTCACTGCATTCCTTTCTCAGCCTGTCGGTTTTCGGCGGGCTGTTTTTTTTATTTGCAAAATTCTATACTAACTTGTCATAGCCTACAGGTCGCATAATGTTAGTAAAGAAAAAATCACCGTTTGCATTCGGTGATTGAATGGTGTATATTATAGATGTATTTTCGTTGACATTGGTCATAGATTCTCCTAGTAAATGGCAGGCAGAAATGTCTGCTTTTTACTTGAAGAAAACTTCTATTCCATCAGGGGAAACATGGACAGAATCAAGGACATTTCGCCACAAGGTGCGCTTGTTTTCACGTGTGAGATTGTCATATATTGAGCGCCAACCGCTGTTCAAAAATTGGTTAAGATGATCAGTACTTTGAGGTTTGAAAGATTCAAGCCTTTTTATTTTGTCTTCCGTTTCTGCATATAGGCGTTCATAGGTGCTTACAGGCATACGTTTTTTGATGAATATATAATTCAGATTATCAAGTTCTTTTCTTAGTTCTTTTAATTCCTTTTCGGTTGTGTCTTTTGTTTCAGATGTGATGCTTGATATTGTGGCTATATGGTTTTTCAAAAGATCGTCAAGGTTAGACAACAGATATTTTTCCGTTGCCAGTTCTGCATAGTGTTTTTTGTGGGTACATGTATGCACTGAGTGGGCATTATTACATCTATAGTAATAATATCGTTTGCCACCTTTTGGATGGCTCACTCCAACAAGCTTAGAACGGCATTCTGGGCATCTTAACAGTCCAGTGAATAAATATGTATGGCGCTGTATTCCTGTGCGTATATTGGCTTGTAATGCGGTCTGAACGGCATTGTATGTTTCTTTCGTGATGTATGGCTCGGCGTAGTTGGAGTTTCCACGATATGATCCTGCATAAAATTCATTCTTTAAAATGTGCATGTAGGCCATGTAAGGCCGAGACAGTCCGTATTTCTGGTTGACGTATTCGACTGTATGATGGACTGACTGATGCAGGAGAAATGATTCGAAAATGTCTTTCACGATTGGTGCTTTGGATTCATCAATCACAATGCGTTTATTGCCGTTTTCTGTGGCAATCCTGTAGCCGAAAGGAACATTGCCAGTGATAGGTTGACCTTGTGCAATCTTGTACTCAAATACGGCTTTGATGCGTTCAGAGCCTTTTTTTAATTCATGCTCCGCAAGGTTGACTTTAAGGTTGAACATAAACAAGCCGTTTGCGGTGGACGTGTTTATGTCGTCCTCACAAATGGAAATCATGGCAACATTGTTTTGTTGAAGAAGTTCAAGCATTTTATTAGCTTCAAGGACGTTACGTGACAAGCGGTCAAGGCGTGTGAAAGCTATGGCATCAAGATTTTTCAGGTTTGACAGCATGGATTGTAGTTGTGGACGTTTCATATTGCTTGCTGAGTAGCCCTCGTCGATATAAATGTTTTGCAATTGATGATTATGCTCGGAACACCAGTTTTTTATTTCGTCAATTTGTGCTTGTATTGAGTAACCATATTTCTTTTGTTCATCAGTAGATACACGGGCATAACCACCAATTCGTAAATTTTTTTTCATCAAAAATACCTCCGATTGATTGAAAATAAAAAAAGCAGTCCATACTAGCCATTGAAAGGCGGTGAGCATATGGACGCTGAAAGTTTCTATTCTTTGCTGTTTAATCTTTATGCAGAACAGGAAGATCTCAAAATTGAATATGAGTTAGACAACTCTTTTTTTTCGACAGATGGTTTCAATCAGAAACATTCTTGCTGTCAAGGTACAGTTTCATTATCTTCAGATACAGCTCATCCTTCTCAGCTTCTGGAAGATCGTGAAACAGAGACTCGATGCGCAGTGTGAGGTCTGTCGCTTCATCGTAGCTTGACGTATCAATGCCAAAATATGAAATGTCGATTCCGTAAACCTCGCAAAAACGTTTCAGAGTTGAAAGAGTCAAGGAACGTTTTCCAGACTCAATATTTGATATGGCAGGACGAGAAAGCCCGACCATTTCAGCAAGCTCAGACTGTTTAAGATCACGGGAGTTGCGTAGTTCTTTTAGTTTCCTTCCTATTGATTTATTATTGATCATTATTCTTTACACCACCTAAAAAATTTATATTTCGATGATAACATAACGTTGCTATTTGAAACAATAAAAAATAATCGTATTTTGATTAAAAGTAGTTGCAATTTGATTACATAGGTTTATAATGTAATGCATGAAAGGGGGCATGAAATGAAAAGAGCAGAATTGAAAGCATTCAGAATTTCAAAGGGTTTTACTCAGAAGGACGTTGCAGAAATGCTTGGAATATCAACGAGCCATTATGCTTGTATTGAGCAGGGAACGCACAATCCTTCTACAGAGCTTGTCAAAGTGTTCTGCAAAGTATTTGGATATGAATATGCAAATTTGATTATTGGGAGCTGAAAAAATGTTAGAAATCGTAGCAGAAATCGTAAAAAGAGGGCAAGCAGAAGAATTAAGAAAAATTATTAAACAGTACGAAATTGATGTTTCAAAAAGAAAGGAAAACAAGAAAAATGATAGGATTTGAAAACATTACAACAGAAGTCGCAACTGATTTAATCGAGCTAGTAAATCAGTTAAGAGGACTTGAAAAGTCTGCACAGGTCAACTATTCTGTGCAGAACAGAAAAACAGGGGAATGGATGCGCAAGGCATTTGATTATGTGCCATTAGACAACATTTTAAACAAAATCAAGGAAAATCAGAATTTTGCACTTTTACAGCCAATCGGAGTTGACGAGAACGGCATAAACGGTGTTCGCTGTATTCTGGTACACAAGAGCGGGCATGTATTTGAAACAAACACTTATCCGTTTGCAGTTAAGGAAGGTGCGAAGCTTCAGGATGAAGGTGCAGAGATCACATACCGTAAGCGTTATTCATTAGGTGCATTCCTTGGTATGGCAACTGAAGAAGACACAGACGGAAACGATGATGAAGCAACGAACAGCACGGAACGCAAGGCATCACCAAGACAAATCGTAGTATTGAGCAAGATCTATACAGGCGAGAATCTTGAAAAGCTGTTAAGGATGAACAATATCGAAAAGCTGGAAGACATGCCGATGTCGAAGGCAAGTGAGTTGATCAGTAAGAACATGAAGCAGAGAAAGGAAAATAGACATGAATAATTACGTACAATTTGTAGTATGCCAGCACACTGGCGATAGTAAAAAATACCTGTTCTATTCACCTGCTTTTTCCAACCTTGAGAAAGGTGACGAGGTTCTGGTTGATACGCAGTTCGGAGAAAAAAAGGCAACCGTGCTTGCAGTTTGCACTTCATCTAGTGAGGATGTGGAAAGAATATTGCGTGTTCTTGCAGGTGCAGAAGACAAGCCAGTCAAAAGAGTTATCGGCAAATATAATTTCGTTAAATTTGATTACAGCGAGGATGAAAACAATGGCTAATATTATTGAAAGAACAGGATCAGACGTTACTTTTTCTAAAGAAGCATGTGATAAAATCATCAGCCTTGAGAAACAGGCGAAAGATATCAAGAAACAGCAGGACAGCATGAAGAAAGAAATTCTTGATGCTATGCAGAAATATGGAGTATTAAAGATTGACAACGAGTTTCTGAAGATCGCATTTATTCCAGAGCATGACACAGAAAAGTTTGACAGCAAGACATTCAAGGAAGAGAATCCTGACGTATACGACTTGTACGCAAAAATTTCAAAAGTAAAACCATCCATCCGCATCACGGTGAAGTGATGGAAACATTCAGCATTAAAGGTGGTACGCTTGAATATTTCGATGATACTCATACATATCTGTATGATGGGCTTATATTGCCAAGCGTTACGCAGATTCTTGGTGTAAAATATAGAAATGATTATGCAAGCGTGCCTCCTGCCGTGTTGAATAATGCGGCTAAAAGAGGTACGGCAGTACATAAGGCAATCGAAAACTTTAATGTTTCGGGCTATGATGATGGAAGCGAAGCAGTGCGAAACTTTAAGTTTTTGCAGAAACAATACGGATTCGAGGTTCTGGACAGTGAGTTTCCGATTGTGATTTTCAAGGATGATATGCCGATAGCGTGTGGCAGACTTGACATGACAATGCTGATGGATGGTGAAACTGGCATTGCGGACATTAAAACAGTCAGTTCTTTAAACAAGGAAAAGATCGCATATCAGCTGAATTTATACCGCATCGGATTGATGCAAAGTTACGGAGTTGATGCAAAATTCCTGAAGATCATACATATTAGGAATGGTATCAGGAAAGTTGTTGACTGCCCTGTAAACGAGGGCATGGCATTGGAAATCATAGAAGAATATTACAGAGGAAAGGAATAATGTTGAAATCTGTCAAAAATTACAATTCATTATATGAAGTGAATGAAAAAGGAGAAATAAGAAGCTTATATCATTGGAATGGTCACAAGTACGAAAAAAGAAAAAAGCCATATATTCTAAAGCAATCAAATACAACAACAGGATATAAAAAGGTTGAGCTTGTGAAAGATGGAAAGAGAAAAAGCATAAAGGTTCATAGAATAGTGGCAACTGCTTTTATCCCAAATCCTATGAATAAGCCATATATAAATCATATAGATGGAAACCCTATAAATAATTGTGTTGAAAATCTTGAATGGTGTACTCAACATGAAAATATTGTACATGCATATAAAACAGGATTGATAAAAATATCACACATTACAAAAGAAGAATTGCAGAGATATATAGAAAATGGGCTTACATATAAGCAAATAATGAAAAAAGAACATATATCTTTTAAGAGGTTACAGAATTATTACAGAATGTATGGGTTGAGGAATCAACACAATAAATACAATATTGATTTGGAACAACTTAAAAATGATTTTAAAAAAGGAATGACGAACAAAGAACTTGCAAAAAAATACAATTGTTCAAATGCACTTATTGCAACACGAAAATATCAATTAAAAAAAGGGAGAATATAATGGCAGGAATCAATTTATGTGTACTTATTGGACGTACTACTAAAGACATTGAACTAAGAAGGACAGGAAATGGCACGGCTGTTGCAAGTTTCACTCTTGCCGTCAACAGAGACTTCAAGACAAATGACGGGCAGGAAGCAGATTTCATTCAATGCGTAGCATGGAAAAAGACGGCTGAACTTTTAGAGCAGTACGTTCATAAAGGAGATAGAATTGCCTTAAACGGCTCTATCAGAACAAGGAATTATGAAGATAGTCATGGGAGAACAGTGTATGTTACAGAAGTGTTGGTTAATCATGTTGAATTCTTAGAAACTAAGAATCGTGAAATGCCTTCTGATAGCCCTAGCAATCAAAATAAGAGTGATCCTTATAATGGCTTGGGGAATCCAGGATACGGATACGACATAGATTCGTCTGATTTGCCATTCTAGGTGGTAATAACGGTATGATAGGAAATGCAAAAGCTATCATCCAGTGGTTGTTCGACCAGCAGGACACAGAAAAGCTGTACGAGATAAAAGAGAAAAAATCGAAAAGATCATTGACAGCCAATGCGTACTACTGGTCTTTACTCAACCAGCTGGCGAGCATTATGAGAATGGATAACCAAGAATGCCACTTTCTTATGCTAAAACGATATGGACAGTATGAAGTTGTGAGCATTCGTTCAGACGTGAGCCTACATGGTTATTTCAAGTATTATGAGGAGATAGGCGAAGGCAAAGTAAACGGCAAGGAGTTTACCCATTATAAAATCTATAAGGGCAGTTCCCAGATGGATTCTAAGGAATTTGCCGTGTTGCTTGATGGTGTAAGAAGCGAATGCGAAGAGGTAGGAATACCAACGCTAACACCGTCAGAGATTGCACAACTAAAATTTATAGGAGGTGATTAGTTGATAGAATCAATTATGCCTAATGGCATGTATCAGGTTAACGGTCACACATATTATTACAGCAATCAGCGTTATGAGAGCACACACAGACATGAAATTTTTTTCGGCACTGCCAACAGAAAAAAATCAATCAAGTATGGTCTTGTAGTATTCATCAGACCTGAAGATCACAACATGTCTGAGTATGGCGTGCATAACCGAAAAGGGCATGAATTTGACATGTATCTGAAAAAGTTGGGGCAGAAAAGAGCCATGGACGAGTATTCATGGACAACAGATGAATTTATCGAAATCTTTGGCAGGTCGTATATTTGAGGTAGTTACATGTATAGAAAATATCACAATACAAAGACGGTTGCTGATGGAATCAAGTTCGACTCAAAGTTGGAAGCTGAACGGTATGCACAGTTGAAGATTCTGGAACGTGCAGGAATTATAAGGAAGTTGGAACTACAGCCTTCTTTTGACCTTTTGCCGTCATTCAGGAAGAATGGCAAAACATGGCGTAAAACCGTGTATAAAGCCGATTTCAGGTACATCTTGTGTGATGGCGATAGAATTATCATCGAGGATGTGAAAGGCTCTACAGCGGTAATTACTGACGTTTTCCGTTTAAAACAAAAACTGTTCGAATACAAATATCCAGAGTACACAATTAGTATCGTTACGAGTAAAGACATCAAGAAGTTTCAAAAAGAAACGAAAGTCGGCAAAATGTGTTGATTTATTCACGATGCGATGATAGAATTAAAAAGTAGCAAAAATCTACACCACCTATTCAGTAACCGCCATTGCTGAATAGCAGTGAATGAAACTGAATAGGTACATGAACCGTATTGCATTAGGTTGGCGGACTTAATGTGATGCGGTTTTTTGTTTTTTGAAATAGGAGGGTTACTAACCATGAATGATATTAAATTAAATGACATTGCAGATGATCTGTTGATCCTTAACAAAATAACTGTTGATAGGTTATTCCAGCTTGAAAATTGTGCTGATTGCATTGCACTATATGTGTTTTATTACAAAACAGCAAAGTGGCAGAAGACAAACACTGTGAAAGCAAACGATCAGTATGTGAAGAAGTCACTTAAATGGGGCATTTCAAAGATTCAGAAAACGAAGCAGACGCTGAAGGAGCATGGTCTGATTGATATTGTTCAGCGCAGAAAAGATGGAAAAATCGAAGGCTGGTTCATAAAGGTTTCGTACCTTGTGAATGAAAGAAAAGCTGATGAAATTAAAATAAAAGTGCAAAATATCAACAATACCCAAAATCAACAAGTAGAAAATTGTACAAGTGGCAATGAAGAAACAAATGCTTTAAAAGAAAAAATTAAATGCTTAAAAAAAGAAATAGAAATGCTTAAAGATAATAAGAAAGAAAGAAAGCCAAAGAAGCAAACCAAGTCGTATGATGAACAGATTGCAGAGTATACACAAAATGAAGATTTACAGAATGCGTTGAAAGCATTCTTACAGATGAGATCATTCATCAAGAAGCCAATGACAGAGTATGCTCTTAAACTCATGCTGAAGAAACTTGATGAACTGGGAAATACAGACGATGTAAAAATCGCTATTCTCAATCAGTCAATAACACATAACTGGCAAGGAATCTTCCCATTGAAGGATGGATATACAAAGCAGGAGAAACAGCCAGATAAGAAATACGACCAGAACGGCTATGAGTCGGAAGAAGATCTCATGGCTATGTTTTACGGCAAATAAGTTTCAAAAAGAAACAAAATGTGGAAAAATGTATTGCAATTGCTTTCATATTATGATATTATAATGTTGTAGAAAGAAAGAGGTACAAAGATATGACATACGAACAAGCATTGAAAAAAGAATACAGAAATAGGGACTGGTCAGATGGTTACATCGTTGAAAAAGATGGCGATTACGAAGTCGCTTACAATGGCCATGATCTTGAGTGTGCAATGGCTAATGGCTGGAAGTTTGTCGGCTTGAGCAAGTAAGAAAGAGAAGGAAAAAAGAACATGAAAATAAAAGTAAATACAAATAAAACAGCAGAAGTAAGAGTTTATGTAAGTAATGATTTGCTAAGATTGTTTGGCGAAGATTTTTTCTTTGATGGTTATCCTTTAGGAAAAGTCAAAGCCAATGCAAATAAAACTTACCAAGAGGAAGTATACAGAGGGGTCTATCAAGATATTAATTGCGAATATCATTATGATAGAAAAACCCATATACATTCCTATTGGTTAGCAGGCAATCACGATTATAGTGATTGCTGGCTTATGGGTGGTCATAAAGCCTAAAAATGTAGTGAAGCGATAACACTCAAAACACTGACTTTTGGAGGAGAAACAAATGTTTAATATGAATAGTGGTTACACTGGTTACAGTATGAGCAATCGTGCCGTAGAGGCATATGAAGATGGCGAAATGCCATTATCTAAATGGAGCAAACAATTAATTATTGATGAAGTAGTAGAATATGATCATTTTACAAAAGAAGATCTTAAAAAGTATACTAAGAAAGTATTAACAGAGTACTTCCTGGAGCGTTCTTCATGGCATCACACTGGCAAGTTCTGTAACGAAACAGACTTTTATTCTATTAATTCAAATCGTGCTGAAAACGGCTCTATTGATGATTTAGAAGAACTTAAAGACTGCTACAAGAAAAAAATTAAAAAAGTAGAAAAGCTAGAAATTAAGAAGGCAAAAGTTAAATACTTAGAATGGAGCGGATCTAGATCACATCCTAAAGCCACTGAAGTAGAAGGTTATGCTGTAATTATTGGCAACTGGGCTTATTTCACAAGTGGAAATAAGAAAAACCTATCATCAAACGGATTTAAAATTATAGAAACATATGATCGTGCACCTAGAGGTACTGCCAATATCTTTAAGAGAATCTTGAATAATCTACCAGATGCAGTAAAAAAGAAAATCTAATGCAATTTATTAAAGAAAGACATCGCATCTTATAAGAAAAGGAGGAACAAAACATGAAAAGCATATACGATATATTTAAGAATGAAGAGCCGACGGCGGAAGGGATACAGCGAATGCTTGCCACTTGTGATGATAAATCTGAGTATATCAAAGGCAATATGATTTATTGCCGAAAATGCAACGAGCCACGAAGAGAATGGCTGTCGCTGATTGGTGGATATGTTCCTGTGATGTGTTCATGCATGATTGCAGAGCAAAAGAAACAGGACAGACTGGCACGAATTAAAAAATACAGGAACACAGGATTTCCTGACAGAGAACTTCAGAAATGCAGATTTGATCTTGATGATCAGAAAGCAAAGAAGGCTAGCGACATGTGCAGGAATTATGCCAAAAAATTTGACGAGTTCAAGAAAGCAGGAAAAGGGCTTATCCTGTTTGGCGGAGTTGGAACAGGCAAGACGTTTCTTGCATCATGCATTGCGAATGAGTTGATTGACAATGGTATGCCGTGTCTGGTAACAAATTTTGCACGAATCATCAATACGCTTCAGGGCATGTATGAAGGAAAGCAGAACTATCTGGACAGCCTGAACGAGTTTGATCTTCTAGTTATTGATGATCTGGGTATTGAGCGAAACACGGAGTACGTTAACGAGTTGGTGTATAACATTATTGATGCGAGATACAGAAGCGGAAAACCGATGATAATTACCACTAATCTGAAGTATTCAGACTTGTACCATACAGAAGATACAAGCAAAGCCAGAATTTACAGCCGTATCATTGAAATGTGTCTTCCTGTACTTGTCAGCGGAGAGGATAGAAGAAAAAACAAGATGCAGGACTCAAGGCTGATGGATATATTAAACGGTTAAATGTTTCAAAAAGAAACAAAATGCGGGAAAATGTATTGCAATCGCTTACATATTATGATATTATAATAATGTAATCTAAGAGAGAGGAAGAAAGAATATGAAAACATTAGCAGAAACATTATTGAACTATTATCAGGAACACGAGGACGACTTCAATCGTGACATCGAGTAACTAGATTGCTGGAACGGAATCCTTGGAGACAGCCGTGTCGAGCAGATGGATATGCTCGATGAGATTTGCCAAGGTAAAGAGGTTACCGAGATTCTGAGACGTGCGTATTTCAGACATGACGATGATACCTGGCACGAGGAAAATGGCGAGAGAGTCTATGGAGAGTTCAATCCGAACCGTGATTATTTCTACTTTAACGGATATGGAAATCTTGTTAGCACTGATCAATGTGACTACAGCGACTTCCTTGATGAGAATTTCGTGGAGGACATTATCGACAATGAATGCCATCTTGATCTTAGCGATGGCGCACAGGAAATCATTGACAACTATGATGAGGACGGTGACAGCGATGAAAATTAAGACATGGAATATTGAAGAATTGACTGGATATACCCCTAGAACAACGTTCTATGAGGACTTCAGCATTGCAGATCATTTCGGTGCTTAGGCAGTCCGTGATACTTATTGCAGAGCGTTCAACGCATGGCAGAACAATATTGAATACATGACAGAGCTTGTTATGGTTCTGAACTGGAAGATCAGCGAGCATTACAGAAGGAACTTCATGCTTGCTGAGATGTATGATGAACTTTGGCGAAAGGCTGATGAATGGGTTTTTGACCATTTCGATGGTGAGGACTTACAATATTTCTTGAGAACAACGGACTAGGAAAACCTAGTCTTTTTTTATCGAAAAAATTGCCAAAAAATGTCATGAAAACGTTTGACTTTTCTATATTATAGTATTATAATATAACTGTAAAAAGAAAAGGAGAACAAAGAAATGATTGAAAAAAAGACAATTAGAAATTTATATTCATATCTTATAAACACAAAAGAGGATAAAATTATTATCAGAACATCGTACGTAAAAGGCGGTTGGGACGATAATGAGCTCGATGCTCATCTGGCAGGATTCAACATTGTAAGATTCATCAATCCGGAATACGAAGCAAAGCATGAATTTTCCGAATGCTACAAATCTTACATTCTTATTTATAGATTAAATGTAAGCATTACAGATGATTTTAGAACAAGATCACTAGTATAAGGAGTAAAAACAAAATGGAAAAAGCACTATTCACAAGCAATTCTGATGAATGGGAAACACCGTCAGAAGTATACATGAGGCTAAACGAAAGATTTAAATTCACACTAGATCCATGCTCGACAAAAGAAAATCATTTGTGCGATAAATATTACACAAAAGAAGAAAACGGACTTTGCAAGTCGTGGAAAGGTGAAACTGTGTTTGTCAATCCACCATACAGTAAAATTAAACAGTGGGTTGAAAAATGCTATAAGGAATACGAAACAAACGGAACAACAGTAGTAATGTTGATTCCAAGCAGAACAGACACAAGATATTTTCACAATTACATTTATCATAAGGCAGAGATTGAATTTATTAAAGGGCGTTTACATTTTAGCAATTCAAAAAATAGCGCACCGTTTCCGTCTATGATAGTGATATACCAACAAACGGAGGAGAAAGAAAAAGATGATTAATGCAGAAAAGTTCAAAAAAGAAATTAGGGCAATGACAGATGAAAGCACAACGTTCGCATTTAAGGCGGACGATCCAACCGTAATCATAAAATGCAATGATTTAGGTTGTCATGAATGCTTGTTTAATTGTGGCAAGTGTTTTCTTGAAAGAATGAGATGGATCATTTCTGAATATAAAGAGCCAGTCAAATTAACTAGATTAGAGTATGAATTGCTGAAATTTTGGAGCAGTGAAGGCTATAAATATATAGCAAGAGATAGAGACAATACGTTATTTATCTATAAAGATAAGCCTTCAAAACTTGCTGAATATTGGGCAATCCTATATCACTATTCATTAGATGATAACTTCCGTAACCTTTTTGAATTTGTTGAATGGGAAGATAAAGAGCCTACATCAATTCAAGAAGTTTTGGGAAGTCGCGAGGTGATTGAAGATGACTTATAAAGAACTATCAAAAATGAAAGAACTATCAAAAATGATTGAAACATCTTCATATAGCAGATTCGCAAAAGGCTTACAAAAATGTCTTTTTGGAAAAATAACTAGAATCTATGCTAAACAAATGCAAATTGAACAAATGAGATTAGAAAAAGCAAAGTAGGAAGATCTATGAAAAGAACTCAGGATTATATAAAAGATTTAGAAGAGGAGGCTAGATGTAATAGCAGTTTTTAGCGCTGAAAAAGTACAGGAAATTGTAGAAGAAAAGGAAGCTGAATATATGAAGCTAGAAGAAGAGTATTCATATTTGAAAGAAGAATTTGAAGATTTAAAGGCTTACTATGAAGATTTAAAAGATAAGTGCAAAAGTTATGAAAAAGCAAACAAAACTGTATTGAGTATTTACAATGAGGATTTAAAAAAGATGGATGATCTTCAGAAATTAAATAGAAAGCTTGTTGAAAACAATAAAATGGCTAACAGAGATTTCTTTATTCTTGCAATAGCCTATGCTGCTACACTGATGTTTATGATTTACTTATTTATCAGATAAGGGGGGAGCGATGATGAGGGTGAATGAAGTGCTGGCTAGAGTTAGCGAAGAAGAAATCATCATGATACGTACTGAAGCATTCTGTATTCAATGTACAAAGAATCAGTTAGTGCATGATGATGATTTTATCAATATGAAATTAAAAGATAAAATCGTAACTCATTTAGGAGTTAATCATTTTAATGGTTCGAATGGAATTTTAATAAAATGCATTTAAAGAAGGAGATTAAATAATGAATAACTATTTAATAAAAAAAGTAGTCTACTTCAGTTATCAGCAGTTTTTGAACGAACTTGAAGAATTAAAAAAGAAATATTACGTTATTGGATACACTGTCAAATCACAAGAAAATGTTGCAGATGTTCAGTTAGTCGAAAAATATGGAGGCAGAAAATATGGAACTTGTAAATAGCAAGAAACTGGAAGCAGTTGCTAACTTTCTAACCAATATCGAAGTTAATGGTGATTATTTATGTGGATCATTTCTTGAATACCTAAACGGCTCATTCAACGCTCCAAAATGTTTAGATGATGATGGAGCTTTCTGTTTGGAAAACTGCCCAATGAAATCAAAAAAAGCATTTATCAAATGGCTTAAAGAGGGGTGATAATCATGTATTGTATAATGTTTTACATGTGCGATGGTTCTAAATATGTGATTGGTGGCGTTGGTGCTGGTGCTTACGGCTTACTAAGAGATAAAACAGATAGAGAATTAAGATATGCACATTTTGACTTGACAGGTTACAAAACAATCACATTCTATGATCCAAATGGAAATTGTGAGCACGTGGACGAGGCTCATATTAATCTAGAAAAAACCATATCAATTAATGTGATGGACGAGAACAAAAGAAGAAATGAAGAAGCAGAAAAATATATATAAAGTATAAGTATATCCCTATATTGATATTCCAATTTTAAAAACATTAGTTACACGGACTAATCAAAACGTGGCTCATAAGAAAATTCTATTAAAAACCTATTTAGATTTTATTTCTATAATCTCATTTTCAATATAGGGATTCATTAAGGAGTGATCACAAATGAAAAAAATGAATAAAAACAGGGCACTATGCCTTTTATCAGACATATGTATATTAATTATTCTTATTTCCATGGTATTGACAGGCAATAACTGGAATTCAACAGAAGTGAAAGTCTTCTGTTGCAGTTCGCTTTTTATGAATATTTTGTTCGTGCAGTATTTCTTGATCATGGGAGGAAGATAGCATGGATTTTATCGGAATCTTACTCATATCAGTATCAATAGTTCTGATAGCGATTGGATATTTCTGGAAAGAATAGAACTAAATAAATAAAAAAATGGCTCGTGAGGTCGTTCGAGGGTGTCAGCACAAAACGCAATACTTATAATATGACTTATAATTTCCCAATACTTTTACTGAAAATCGTTTCTCCTAATACTTTTAAGTGTTGGCATTCTCAAACGACTTTATGAGTCAGATAACTATATATTTGAAAAGATAAATGAGAGGTAAAAAATGGCAAAACTTGTAAAAATGAAATACAAAACGCTAGGTGGTGACGTAAAAATCAACACGTATAATGCGACAATATCAAAAAAGATTGTGGAGGAATCTGGGCTTGATCCCGAAGAAGAAATCACAGTGAAGGCTGAAAAAGGGAAAATCATTATCGAGCAAAAAAGATAAAATAAAGGCAAAGAGAACGTGGAACAGATTAAGAAGGAGGATGAAGAATTATGAATAATTCACATAAATTATTAAATGGTGTTGAAGGAATTCTTGTCAAAGACTTTAATCCAAAGTACAAAACTATCGAACTGATTGAAAGCAGAGAAATATTTCCATTTGGAATGCCTATAGGCTTGTTTCATTTCAAAAAGGTGAAAAAAGACTACGGAGACAGAAAAATTGCTTCTGTGATGGATTTTAACGATACTCACACAACGTCAATAGCTATAGAGGTACTTAAATCATGAGTGGTGGAAGTCTTAACTATTTAGCATCAAATATTAGTGATTCTTTATTCATGTCTAGAGTGGAAGGACATTATAGCAAGATTTGCGATAATGACAATGCTAGAATCGCAAGAGAATTGAACCCGATGCATGATAGGGAACTGTCAGAACTTATGGCAGATGCTATGTGTCTTCTTCATGCTTTAGAATGGTATGAAAGTTGTGATATTGGAGAAGAATCATATAAAAAGTACGTGAACAAATTCAAAGCAAAGTGGATGCCTAGAACCCCTGAAGCAGAAGCGAATAGTTATGCAGAGGATTTAAAGGCGTTGTACAAAGAACTGGATGCAAAGCTGAGAGGCGAATAAAATTACTATTGAGAAAAGGGCATAAAAACCCTTTTTTTTGGTAATAATTAGAGTATAATTACAGTAGAGAAAGAGGGTAAAAAAATGTTAGAAAAGGAGGGCAAAAAAATGGTATTTTCTAATAAAACATATGACATTCTAAAGTGGGTAGCACTAGTAGGAACAAACGCATTTTCAGTGTTAATTATAACGCTCGGAAAAATCTGGGGATGGAGTTGTGCAGAGGCTATTGCAGGAACTATTTCAGCAATTGGCACTTGCATTGGTGCATGTTTACAGATTAGTTCGGCGAACTATAGAAAGGTGGAATAAATGAATACTGAAACAAGCGTAAGCATCGCATTACTCATTTCTTTGGCATCGCTTGCATGTACGTTGATCAACACTTTTGCAGGTGGCAAAAAACGTCAGGAAGAACAGGCAGAGCGAGAAAAGAATAGGCAGATGGATATCGAAAAAAATTTTGTAAAGATCAACGTAAAACTTGATGATTTTTGCGACACCACAAAAAAGATGATGATAGAAAATGGCGAAAAGGCTGAGCAGTTGAAAAATGTATCAGAACGACTCGTCCTTGTTACTGAGCGTGTACAGACGTTGTTTAAATACAAGGATGATCACGAGGAAAGGATTAAAGGACTTGAAGACAAAGTCAAATAAGGAGGGATAAAAAATGTACGGTATTGATATTTCAAAACACAATGGCAATATTAATTTAGAGCCATATAAAGGGCAGTTTGTAATTATTCGTGTTGGTTATGGCCACTTTCATTTAGACGAAAAATTTGAAAGAAACGTGAATGAGTGCAAAAGGCTAGGCATTCCATTTGGCGTTTACCATTATTCATACGCTTTAAATGAGGCAGAAGCAGAAGAAGAAGCAAGAGGCGTACTAAACGCAATCGCAAAATACAAGAACGATATCAGAGTTGGTGTATGGTTTGATATGGAGGACGCAGACGGCTATAAAAAGAAACATGGCTTCAAGTTCTCTAATTCAACAATTGCTCCAATTTGTTATAAATTCTGCAAGATGATTGAGGACGCAGGATATTATTCAGGTATTTACACTTCTAGTTCATGGCTTGACTATGTAAAAGGATTAAATGACAGATTCGACAAATGGGTGGCTAATTGGGGCAAGAATGATGGAACACAGCACACAAACACTTCTCAATATGGCACATTACAACAGTACACTTCTAAACCGTTAGACAAGAACGTCATGTATGCAGACCTTTCAAGATATTCAAGAGGTAACACAACACAACCTCAGCAAAAACCAATTGCTCAGATTGCTGATGAAGTAATTGCAGGGCAATGGGGTGATGGAGCTGACAGAAAGAAACGCTTAACCGACGCAGGATATGATTACAATGCTGTTCAGAATGCAGTGAATGCAAAGCTTGCAAAGAAATCTAATGAAGAGATTGCACAGGAAGTCATTGCTGGAAAGTGGGGCAATGGTGATGATCGCAAACAGCGTTTAACAAGTGCAGGATATAACTACACTGTAATACAAGAAATTGTTAATAAATTGACGAGCGCTAATAAAGCAAGCAAAGCAGTATATTACACTGTTAAAAGTGGTGATACATTAAGTGGTATTGCATCCAAGTATGGAACAACATATCAAAAGCTAGCTCAAATGAACGGTATCAGAAATCCTAACAAGATTTATCCTGGACAGCGTTTAAGAGTGAAGTAATGGCACAAGGCTATTATTCATGCAGTAGATGTGGGAAGATACATCCGAAAGGGTATGTATGCAAGGTAGAAAAGAAACACTACAAGTGCAGCTACAAAGAGTCAAGGCTGAGAAGTAAAAGCGCTTGGACAGATAAAAGCAAGCAGATTAGAGAGGATGCAAACTATCTATGTGAAGTATGCAAAGACAAAGGTATTTACAATTATAGAAATGTAGAAGTACATCACATAGAGAAGCTGAAGGATAAGCCAGACTTATGGTTGGAAGATGATAACCTAATATGCTTATGCAAAGATTGTCACAGGATGGCTGATGCAGGTATGATTGACAAAGAGTATCTGAAGAAGTTAGCAAGGCAGAGAATAGACAGGCTTAAATGATCCCCCCCATGGTAATGGGCATTTTCTGGTGAGACAGTGAGATGAAACGCCCATATGGAAGAACACAAAATTTAAAAATTCTTATGGTTTTTTGGAAAAACGGCATAAATCACGCTATAATGTGGATATAGCCGTTTTTATGTTTCAAAAAGAAACAAAAACAGCGAAAAATGTTCCACGTGGAACATTGAGGAAGGGAGAGAGCATATGCGGAAAAATTTTGCGTGTATCGTAATATCACATGGCAGACCTGAGTGCAGTACGGTAAAGGTGCTTCGTGAGTGTGGATATACAGAAAAGCAGTGGGGCAAGCCATGCAAGGAACTTGACAAAAGTATTATCAGGCGTATTCCACTGCGTTTCACATACAACAATAATTATTTCAATGCAAAGTACCAAGGCATTCCTGTTGATGGTTATTCTAAGGCAGTAGAAAGGCTACTAGAAGGCGTTGAAGTTGTGACAGGGTATAAATGTTCAAGCTCAAGTAAAGAGTGGCTAAAAAGGGCAAAAAAACGTGGTTCTGACAGGTGCTATTGACGAATATTACAATTACTGTTATGGTACGTTGGAATATCGAAGCCTGAAATTTGAAACTGAGGAATTGAAGGAAGAAAATTATCAAGGCAATGCTGTCGTGAATTATACCGATGCTAGAGTGCCGTATACTAGAGTTATTGAGCACAAGCATTTTGCAGGAGTGAAGACACCGACAACCATTATCACGAAGGAATATCCGCAGAAATGGGATATCGGTAAAGAGCGATACTATCCGATTGAGGATGAAAAGAACAAAGCACTGTATCAGAAATACAAAGAACTTGCAGACCGTGATGGATTGATCACAGTTGGAAGGCTTGCAGAGTATAAATATTACGATATGGAAGATACAATCAAAAGTGCATTTAAGGCGGTGAGAGAATTATGCGAAAAACAGTAAATGAACAGGCTGAAGAAATATTACAGAAAGCAGAAGCATTTGGAGTTGATAAAAACTTCTTCTTCATTACGACATTCAGGCGATACATGGTACAGTTGAAAATATTAAACGAGCTTGAATCGTCAATCAAAAATGACGGCGTGTTGGTTACAAAAGAATATGTAAAAGGAAGAAAAAACGTATATTCACATCCAGCCATTCAGGATTATAACCGAACAACTGACAGTGCAAATAAGACAGTCAGCACGTTAATGAAGATCATTTCGAAATTTTCCAGTGATGATAATTCTGAGGGTGATGCTGACCCGTTGCTACAGCTTATAAATGGCGGTGACGATGATGGCAGCGACGAGCAGTAAGGCTTATGAATATTGCAAAAACTCTGTCAGAAAGAAAACCACTCCGAGATACGTCAAAAAACAGATGCGAGACTGGATGAAGATTGCAGAAGGAAAAAACGCAAAGTACTTTGTATCTGAAAAGAAGGTTCAGCAGATTGAAAACATTCTGAAACTGCTTATCATGCCAAAAGGATTGAAAGCAGGACAGTCTATGTATAAGTGCGCTACGGGGTATCAGTGGTTGATATATACAGCCATGCTATGCACTGTATATCGTGACAAACCGAAAAAGCGCAGATATGAGACAGGACTGTTAGAAATATGCAGAAAGAATTTCAAGACATATACAGTCGGAACAATCTTTATTATTCTGTTTCTTACTGAGCCTAGGTTCTCAAAGTTCTTTTCAGTTGCACCAGATGGAGCGTTGTCAAGAGAAATAAAAGAAGCAATCTCAGATACAATCAAAAGCAGTCCGCTTATTTATGAATATAAAGGAACAAAGCGTTTCAAGTTGTTAAGGGACTACATCAAATTCAAACCGAATGAAAACACGTTGATCCCGTTAGCATACAGTAACAACCGTATGGACGGACGTATGCCGAATGCATTTATCGCAGATGAAGTTGGAGCATTGCCAAACGGTTATCCTGTCGAAGCAATGAGATCTGGACAGCTAAACGTTGTTAACAAACTAGGGTTCGTTATCAGTACAAAATATCCGACAATCGACAATCCTTTCGAGGACGAGGTCGCATATGCTAAGAAGGTTCTTGATGGCATCGAGAAAGATGATACTGTTTTTGCACTGTTGTATGAGCCAGACAAAACATCGGATTGGGAAACAGACAATCTTGTTTTGAAGCAGGCGAATCCTGCATCATTAGAAATACCTGAAATCTGGGATGATCTTGTCAAGAAGCGTGCGAGAGCCATTGCCATTGAGAACGAGCGAGAGAACTTTGTTACAAAGCATTGCAACATTATTTATCAAGGACAAGGAACTGAAACATTCATTGATGTTAAAGATGTTCAGGCGTGCAAGGTTGCAGATATTGACTGGAACGGCAGAGTTGTATATTTAGGCGTTGACCTTTCAGAATCGAATGATAATACGTCTGTTGCCATGGTTTCTGTAGATGATGAGGATAATATTCTTGCAGAAAGTTTCGCATTCATTCCAGCAGACAGGATCACAGAGAAAACAATTTCCGAGCGTGTGAACTATCAGGAATTATTGAAGAGTAATAAGGTGTTTGCGTGCGGTGACAGAGTTATCTCATATGCGTTTGTTGAGCAGTTCATTTTGAGCCTTGAGAGCCGTTATAACGTACAAATACAGGCTATTGGATATGATAGATGGAATGCATTAAGCACAGCGCAGAAATTGGCAAATGAGGGCTATAACACGGTTCAGATAAAGCAGTATTCAAGCGTGCTACATTCTCCGACAAAAAGGATGAAAGAAGCCATACTTAAACAGAAATTCAAATACACAGAAAACAAACTTCTTGAAATCAATTATCAGAATGCGAAATGTGCATATGACACAAACAAAAATATGTATGTGAGCAAGAAAAAGAGCAACGGCAAGGTTGATATGGTTGTATCACTTATCAATGCAATTTATCTTCTTGAACAGGATTATTTCCTGAATGAAGGTGACTTCACATTCCAGATGATTTAATTGCTATAAATTTGCATTTATGCTAATATATAAGCGTAAAAATGTTTCAAATAGAAAATACTAACAAAGGGGCGGTAATGAGAGTGGCACTATTCAGAAAAATTATGAATAAATTAAATCTTAACGATCAAAGTGTTCAGCTTGACGATGTGCTGTTATCTGCATTGCTCAATAATGAGACAATCACAAGGGACAAGGCGTTGACACTTCCTGCCGTATCAGGTGCCGTTGACTTTATCAGTGGTTCGATTGCATCAATGCCTGTTAAACTTTACAAGTACAAAAACGGCAAGGTTGAGGAAGTGCAGAGAGACAGCCGTGTACGAATGCTCAATGGCGACACTGGGAACACGCTTGACGGGTTTCAGACAAAAAAAGCCATGGTCGAGGATTATTTACTTGGCAAGGGTGGATATTGCTTTATTCAAAGAGACAGACAGAACATCGTGACGGCACTAAAATATATTCCAGATATGAACGTTACTGTGTGGTCAAATTCCGACCCGATGAACCGTTTTATACAGTTCTATGTTGGTACAGATAAAATCTATCCGTGGAACATGGTCAAACTCTTGAGAAATACCAAAGACGGAGCAAGCGGAAAAGGATTGACTGAGGAAATCTCAAAAGCACTTGAAACGGCATACAGTACGTTGGTGTATCAGCTTGGACTGGTTCAGACAGGTGGTAATAAAAAAGGATTCTTACAGGCAGAGCGTAGGCTTGGACAGGAAGAAGTGGACAAGCTCAAAGAAGCATGGAAGAGGTTATACGCCAACAACACCGAGTCCGTCATGGTTCTGAATAACGGCATCAAGTTTCAGGAGTCGTCAAATAGTTCAGTTGAAATGCAGTTGAATGAAAGCAAGAAGACTTTACAGGATGAAATAAATGGAGTATTCCATATTCACAGTGATTTTAATCTGACATTTAAGGAAGCAATCTATCCAATTGTTAAAGCATTTGAGACAGCAATCAACAGCACATTGCTGTTGGAGAAAGAAAAGAAAAACTTCTTCTTTGAGTTCGATACAAAGGAAATTGTGAAAGCAACCATCAAAGAAAGATTCGATGCTTACAAAGTTGCAAAAGATACAGGACTTATGACTATCAATGAGTTGCGACGAATGGAAAATCTCAATTATATTGAGGGTATGGATGTTATCAACGTTGGACTTGGCGCAGTATTGTATGATACCAACACAGGAATATATTACACGCCAAACACTGGACAGGTGACAGGTGGAAATGAAGAAGAAAAAACGGCTGAGAAAGTTGAAGAAACCTAACAGGGGGGGCAGATGATGAATTACAAGTATTTGAAGAATCTGACGAAAACAAGCGCTGATTTTTATGTTTATGGCGATATCGTTGACGAGAACGTGCCTGACTGGTGGACTGGCGAGAAATCAGAAACAGCAGTTGACACGAACACATTTAAGGCAGAGCTTGACAGCTTGAATGGAGTGACAGACTTTAATATCTACATCAATAGTGGTGGTGGCTCAGTGTTTGCAAGTTCTGCAATGGTCTCAATGTTGAAGAGATTCAGACAGAACACAGGAGCGAAGATTCATGCATATATTGATGGATTGTGTGCAAGCGCATCAACGTATCTTGCCATGGTCGCAGATGATATCAACATTTACAAAAACTCGGTAATGATGATTCATAAGCCAATGACATATGCTTATGGAAATGCTAACGAGTTACAGCATGACATTGACACATTAAATCTGATTGAAAGTGGAACGATGTTGCCAATGTATGAATCCAAAGCAAAAGAAGGAATCACAGCAGAGAATATCGCAGAACTGGTTGGCAACGAAACATGGTTCAGTGGTAATCCTGATGATGATATGTACATCGGAAATTATTTCAGTGTGAACGCACTGGACAGTGTGAAGGACGTACAGGCATGTGCAACGGACTTATTCAGAAACTACAAGCATGTGCCAGATGCATTAAAAAAGCCAAAACAGGTTAAAAAGCCTGTCGAAGATCGTGCGCTTGATTATTCAGCGTACGAGAATATTATTAGTTCATTAAAGAAGATGGAGGGGTGAATAAATGAACGTAAAAGAACTCATTGAAAATCGAAATTCGAAAGTCGCTCAGATGGAGAAACTGTTAACAACTGCAAAGGCAGAAAACAGATTACCGTCTGAAGACGAAAAAAACCAGTTTGCAAACCTTGAAAAAGAGGTAAAGGACATTGATGCAACTGTTGCTATGTATGACCAGATGGCAGGAATGAGCGTGAAGAAAGTGCCAAGCTCACCTGTTGAAATGACAAATGAAGAAAGAGATCACAAAGCATTTGAAAATGCAATTCGTGGCATTGTGAATACCGACACACCAACAATGCCAGCAGATGCAAAGACACTGATTCCAACAACAGTTTGGAATGAAATCATTTCACAGGTTATTGAAATCTCACCTGTGTTTTCTATGGCAGACCGCTATAACATCACTGGCAATCTAGTATTACCAAAGTATGATGCACAGAACAGTTCAATCGTGATGCAGTATGCAGATGAAGGAACTACAGCAGAATCTGGAAAGGTTGTTATCAGCCAGATTACTCTTGGTGGATTCCTTGCACGTTGCCTTGCAAAAATCTCAAAGAGCTTGATTAACAATTCTAATTTCGATATTGTGGGATTTGTTGAAGCAAAAATGGCACAGGCAATCGCATTATATTTCGAACATGAAATTCTGTTCGGCACAGTAGGAAAGGTTGAGGGTTTAAAGGGCATTACATCAGATATGACTGTTACAACTGCCACAGCCACAAAGATTACATCTGACGAGCTTATGGATGTGCAGGACAAAGTAATCGACAACTATCAGGCTAATTCCGTATGGATCATGAATCGTGAAACTAGAAATGCAATCAGAAAGTTGAAGGATAACGAAGACGATTATTTATTGAACCGTGACTTTACAGCAAAATGGGGATATACACTTCTAGGCAAGGACGTTTATTGCTCTGATGCGATGGACAAGATGCTTGCAGGGAAGACAGCCATTTATTACGGTGACTTCTCTGGTCTTGCAGTGAAGGTTTCAGAAGATGCTAACATGCAGGTATTGCAGGAAAGATATGCAGAGGAACATCTACTTGGAATTCTAGCTTTCGTTGAGTGGGATGCAAAGGTTGCAGACACTCAGAAGCTTGCAAAACTTGTGATGGGAGCAGGCAAATAAAAAGGGGTGAAGCGATATGGAAGTAAGCAAAGTCAGTGATATTACAGAAGAATGCGTTGCAGACTATTTGAGATTGGACGAAGTAACAGACAGCGATATAAATACATTAACCATGCTTATTTCCATCGCTACTTCTTTCATCGAAAACTATACTGGGATTGATGATCTTGACAAATATCCTGAATTTGTGATTGTGGTGCTTATTCTTTGTCAGGACATGTGGGATAACAGAACAATGTATGTTGACAGTAAAGACCTGAACAACACGGTGCAGAGTATTCTCGCAATGCACAGTGTGAATCTGTTGTGAGGTGATTAAAATGCTGAATGCGGGGAAGTATTCAAAGAAAATCACAATTTACAAAACGGCGATTGTGACAGATGCTGATGGTTTTCAGACAGAACAGAAGAAAGTGATTCTTACACCATATGCATACGTGAGAACGACAAAGGGATTCACGCTGATTGCGAACAATTCTGATTTTGAGAAAGCATACACCAACTTCACAATTCGATATCCGAAAACAGAGATCACGAGGGATATGCTGATCGAGTTCCATGGCAAAACATATACGATTGAGTATCTGAACAACGTTGATGAAAACAGCGTAGAATTAGAAATTCAGGCAAAGGAAATTTCGAAATAATGCTATATTTTGTATATAAACATACATTTCCAAACGGCAAAATTTACATTGGAATAACAGACCAAAAGCCGGAAAGAAGATGGAGAAATGGAATCGGGTACAGACGGCAACCGTATGTGTACAATGCAATTAAAAAATATAAATGGGTAAACGTTAAACACGAAATTTTGCTTTCTGGGCTATCGAAAGAAGAAGCGGAAAACAAAGAAATAGAACTAATTGCAAAGTATAAAAGCAATCAAAAAGCGTTTGGATACAATATTGCTAATGGTGGTAATTCTACTGGAACTGTATCTGAAAAAACGAAGGAAAAAATAAGCAGCTCGTTAAAGGGAAGACCAAAAGAAAAACCGCCGTGGAAGGGTAAGCATCATTCAGCCGAAACAAAGGCAAAATTGAGTAGTCTGAGAAAAGGTAACAAGAATCCTATGTATGGGCGACACGCTTCTGATTATACAAAAGCAAAAATGAGTGCTTCTCATAAAGATTGCAGTTTATGTAAACAAGTAATTTGTATTGAAACTGGAGAAACATTCAAGAGCGCATCAGATGCGGCTAGAAAGATGAACTTGTCTCAAGGCAATGTTTCTTCCGTTGCAAGGGGCGTGAGGGAACATACAAAGGGCTATCATTTTAAATATGTAGCAAAGGAAGTGACTCACTGATGGCAAAGATTGCTTTTGATATTGACGACAGTGTATTGAAGGATATATCTTACATTGACAAGCAGTTTGATCACATCTTTGGTGGTATGACACAAGCAGGCGCAGAGGTTGTTTACAAGAATGTTATTGCTAATCTTCCAGAGGCGCTGAAAAGTTCAGGATTCAGCAGTCATGTGAAACTGTCAAAGATATACAGAACTCCATCAGATGATGGTATCAACACGAAAGTCATGATCACTGGATATTTCAAAAACAAGGAAGGCAAGAAGACTCCTGCACCACTTGTTGCTAACATGTTTGAGTATGGCAGTGACAAAAGGAAATATCCAAAGCATCCTTTTTTCCGAAAGTCTTTCAAAAAGTCACAAATCATGAAAGCAATGGAAGAAGCGCAGAAGAATTTGAGCGGGGGTCTGTTGGATGAATAACCTCATTGAAAAAACATTGAGCGACTTCACGGTCAATGGAAAAAAAATTTCAGTTAAGTTTTTGCGATATAATGGCAACGAGGAAACATACATCACTTATATGGAAACAGATGCGGACAGTGTGTTACATGGTGATGATGAATTGCTTAATTATGTCGAGTATTACGATTTTGATATTTACTCAAAAGGCAATTACAAGCCGATTATCAAGGCATTAAAGGGATTGCTTACGAGTGTTGGGTTTATGTGGGAACCTGACAGATCATCCGAAGATATGTATGAGGACGATACGAAGTATTACCACAAGACATTATGTTTTTCAATCGAAAGGAGCGAATAATGGCTAAAATTGGGTTAAATAACTTCCGATATTCAAAACTTACGGAATCGGGAGAAGGTAAAGCAACATACGATGGTGCGAAAAAGCCAGCCAAGGCTATTTCCTGTAAGGTGGATATTTCTAACAATGATGCAGCTTTATATGCTGATGATGCATTAGCAGAGAGCGATACATCTTTCCAGAAGGGCTCTGTTACAGCAGGAATCGACAATGAAGATGTGCAAACTATGGCAGATCTTCTAGGACATACGGTTTCAGAAGAAGGTGCAGAGCTTGTCAGAAATGCAAATGATGTTGCGCCATATGTGGGTTTCGGAAGAGTCGTTACAAAGATGGTGAACGGAGCTTACAAGTACACAGTAGAATTCTTATGCAAGGTTAAATTCTCAGAACCTTCTCAAGATGATTCTACAAAGGGTGAAAGCGTATCATTCAGCACAACTGAACTTAACGGAGTGGTGGCTACATTGGCAGATGGCACATGGTCAAAATCTAAAACGTTTGATACAAAGACTGAAGCTGTCACATATCTTGAAGGACTGATGGCAAAGACAGCCTAAAAGAATATTCAAGACAGGGTTAGTCCCTGTCTTATTTTTTGAAAGAGGGTAAAACATGAAGGAAATCTCAAAGACACTTGAATACAAAGGCAAGAAATACAAGCTCGTTTTCAATCTTAACGTGATGGAAGTTATTCAAGATAAATACAGAACACTTGAAAACTGGGGCAAACTCACAGATGGTGCAAAAAACAATGGTGAGCCAAACGCAAAGGCTGTTATCTTTGGAATCACGGCAATGCTGAATGAGGGCATTGATATCGACAACGAGGAAAATGGCACAAGTGAAAAGATGCTTACTAAAAAGCAGGTAGGCAGAATGATCACGGAAATTGGATTGAAATCATCCGCACAGCTGATGAACGGTGTTGTCATTGACAGCACGCAGAGTGCCGAAAAAAACGCATAATCCCCGATGAGGATGATCCAGAGCCAATAGATTTTACATGGTTCTACTTTATCGGGCGTAACAAACTCGGTTTTACATTCCATGAGGTTGGCAGATTGACACTGACAACTTTCAATCTGTTCTATAAGCATTATAAGAACGATTTTGATTTTGAGCTGATGCTTGAAAAGACAGGGACAACATACGCAAAAGCATATGAGAAATCACAACATGAAGATGATTGGTTTTAAGGGGGTGAGAGCATGGCATTAGGTGGAACAATAAAACTTCAAGGTGAGAGTGAATACAGGCGTGCATTGAGAGAAATTACACAGAATTTGCGTGAAGTATCTTCCGAAATGAAGATTGTCACGAGTACGTATGACAAAAACGACACAAGCACCGATGCATTGACAGCCAAGAGTGACGTGCTTAACAAACGTCTTGAAGAGCAGAAATCGAAGCTGAAACTTGTCTCTGACCAGTACAAGGAATATTGGGAAGCTGTTAAGCAGTCAGCAAATGAGCATATACAACTCGGTGAAAAGCTTGAAGATGCAAAGGGAAAGCTTGCAAGCATCGAAGCACAGTCTGGTAAAAATACCAAAGAATACGAAGAACAGAAAAAGGTAGTTGATGAACTTCAAAAGCAGTATGACGAAAGTACAACGGCTCAGGACAACAACAAGAAATCACTATCACAGCTTGCAGTGCAGATGAACAATGCAAAAGCCGATGTTATCAAGACAACAAAAGAGATTGACAATCTCGGCAAAGAATCTGATGGAAGTGCAAAACAGGTTGATGATTTATCGAAGAAGATGGGTGATGCTGATGGTGCATCAAAAAACCTTAACGATGGTTTCACAGTACTCAAAGGCACAATGGCTAATCTCGCATCACAGGCAATCAGCAAGGTTGTTGATGGATTCAAGTCGCTTGTAGGCGGTTCGGTGGACTATCAGAAGTCAATGGAGTACTACACGACATCGTTTACTGTCATGACAGGTTCAGCAGACAAGGCAAGCGAGACGGTTAAGAAACTTGCTGACATTGGAGCAAAAACGCCATTTGATATGCCACAGCTTGCAGATGCAACATCTTTGCTGATGAACTATGGCTTTAGTGCTGATGATGCAGTTGACAGCATGATGATGCTTGGCGATATTTCACAGGGAAATGCGGACAAGCTGGACACTATTTCGAGAGCATATGGGAAAATGAGCTCAGCGCAGAAAGTATCGCTTGAAGACATAAACATGATGATTGATGCAGGATTCAACCCGTTACAGGAAATCTCAGAACATACTGGAGAAAGTATGCAAAGCCTTTATGACAGAATATCACACGGCAAAATGTCTGTGGATGAGATCACAGAGTCTATGAAGAGATCAACATCTGAAGGTGGCAAATACTTTAAGTCGATGGATGCACAGTCTCAGACATTGGATGGCAGACTTTCGACATTGAGTGATACGATCAATTCCAAACTTGGTGAAGCATTACAGCCGATTCTGAAAAAAGCCTCTGATGAATGGATTCCAAACATCACAAATGCAATCGACAATATGGATATTGATTCTGTCGTTTCTGTCATTGATGATCTTATTTCTGGCGTTGGTGATTTATTCGGATTCATCATGGACAATGGCGATACGATTATTTCTCTTGTTGCAGGAATCGGAACGGCAATGATGGTATGGAACGTTGCAAGCATGATTAACGGTGTGGTTGGAGCAGTTAAAGCATTTCAGGTGGCTAATGAAGGTGCATCTGTTGCACAGGCATTATTGAATGGTGTCATGAACGCCAATCCGATTATGCTCGTTGCAACGTTGCTTGCAGGACTAATAGCAACAATTGTCACATTATGGAACACCAACGAGGGATTCCGCAATGCTGTCATAAGTGTGTGGAATGCATTCAAGGACACTGTCGGAAATGTAATCACGGCAGTTGGTGGATTCATAGACAACCTCATATCGTGGTTTCAGGCTCTTCCTGGGCGTATTGGCACATTCCTTGGTAATGTTATAAGCAACGTACAGAATTGGGCTTCTAACATGGTTTCTAGGGCTTTTGAGACAGGTTCTAGATTTGTCAATGGTGTTGTATCATTCATTCGTGGTCTTCCGTCTGCTGTATGGAATTGGCTGTCAAGTACATTGAATAACGCATGGAATTTTGCGAGACAGTTGGCACAAGCAGGAGCAAATGCAGCATCTGGGCTTGTAAATAACATCATCGGGAAAATCAGAAGTCTTCCAGGTCAGTTGTATAACTGGGGTGTTGACATGGTTAAGGGCATTGCAAATGGTATCAGAAATGCGATCCATCATGTCACAAGTGCGGTGACTGATGTTGCAAATAAAATCAAGTCATTTCTTCATTTCTCAAGACCTGATGAAGGACCTCTTGCTGAATACGAAAGTTGGATGCCTGACATGGTCGAGGGATTGAGTGATTCTTTAAGAAAAGCTAGTCCAGAACTTATCAGCCAGACAGAAGCATTGGCGAGTGGAATGTCTGACGCATTCAATGCTAATGGTGGCGTTTCGACAACTGGTGGAAGAAGCTACGATTATATGGTTGAGGCATTCAAGGATGCACTATCACAGGTCAAAATCGAGATGGACGATGAAGAGATGGGGCATTTCGTCGATAAAACAGTTACAAAACTTATTTATGATTAAGGAGGTGAAAATATGAGAAATTACGTTATTCAAAATGGACTTGACAGCCGATATTTAAAAGGATTGCTGATTCAGGAATTGCCACCGATTACAAAACCATTGATGCGAACGAGTATTGAGCAGATAGATGGGCGTGACGGTGATGTGATCACAAGACTTGGATACTCCGCTTACGATAAAAAAATGAAAATCGGTCTGTTCGGAGACTATGATATTGATGATATTATTACGTTTTTCAATTCAAGTGGAACGGTCACGTTTTCAAACGAACCAGAAAAACACTACATATACGATATTCTTGATGCTGTCGATTATGAGCGCCTCATGAGGTTCAGAACAGCTGAGATCACGTATCATGTACAGCCGTTTAAATACAGCAATATCGAGAAACTGAAGGCGTTCAGCAATCCGACAAGTGCTATCACAGTTAGAAATAACGGCAATTATGTATCAAAGCCAGTCATTCATATCAAAGGAACAGGGATTATCAATCTGTCGTTGAATGATATGCAGTTGTTCAGAATTGATATGAGCGCATCAAATTCAATCACTATAGACACAGGAAGACTTGAGGCGTACAATGATGGTGTATTGATGAACCGATACGTTGTCGGAAATTACGATAACTTTGTGCTGAAAGTAGGGTCTAACTCCGTGTCATGGGATGGAGCATTGACATATATAGCGTTTGAAAAACAGTCGAGGTGGATATGATGGAAAAGACGAATCTTGAAATGATCAGAGGCGACACATTGGCATTTGCTTTCGAGGTTGAGTATGACGAAGCCTTGCAAAAACTGGACAGTGCATACTTCACATGCAAAGAGAACTTTGATGATGATGCACCGATATTCAAAAAGTCGCTAGAACATGGTATCACATTCGCAAAGCAGGAAGATGGAAAGCTGTACTATGTAGTACGTGTTGCTCCTGAAGATACGGTAAGTGTTGAGCCGGGGCATTATTATTACGATTTGCAAATTGGCATCAATGGCGATGTGTTCTCAATACTGATTGGCTCGTTAAAAATTCATAACGATGTAACGATAGGGGTGAACTAATATGAACGATTTTTTCAAAAAACCGCTTGTGAAAATACTTATGCTTAAAGGCGAAAAGGGTGACAAAGGCGACAAAGGGGAAGGAATTCCTGCAGGTGGTTCAACAGGACAGTTTTTGAAAAAGAAAAGCAACACTAATTATGCATACGAGTGGGCTGATATTGCTCTTATTTTAAACACTGACATTGATGCTATTACGAAAGGGTAGGTGATGACATGGAACATATTAAAATGCCTAGAGGGGACATTAGAAATATTCATTTTACCGTTCGTGATGCAAACGATACAGAGGTAAGCAAAGAATTCACTCAAATTACTTTTACGGTGAAAGCAAATACATCAGCGAGAAAAATTATCATCCAGAAAAAACTGACTGATGGAACGATAACTAAAAGCGGAAATGTATATTCATTCTCAATCATGCCAGAAGATACAGACGACATTGAGTATGGAACTTATTATTATGACATTGAGCTTATCAGAGGCGACAAAATACATCAGACGTTTATAGGCAAGCTGATTATCACGGAAGAAGTCACGTTCGCATGTGATACCGAAAAAGGAGTTTAAAGCATGGATGATTTTAAAATTATCATGCTTGCTGATGATGATTACTTAACCGTAAAAATGGATAGCGTTTCAGTTATTGGGACAGACGATTATAACGAATTAGAAAATATTCCTAAGATCAACAATGTTGATGTAAAAGGGAACAAAACGCTTGCAGACTATGATATTGAGAGTGCAAGCGAAGCAAAAAAAGAATTTGAAAATTTGAACAGCGAAATAAACATACATACAAGAAATGCAGATATGCACGTATCACGTACAGACAGGATGAAATGGGACAGTGGTACGACGTATACTATTAGTAAAGAAAATCTGATTATAGGAGGAAAATAAAAATGGCAGATATTTCAGAAATTACATTACCTAGTGGAGTCACTTACGACATCAAAGACGCAACAGCAAGAAATGAAATTAGTATTCTCAAAGGCTCTGCAACAGGTGCTATGCATTACGCAGGAGTTACAACAACAAAACTTGAAAATGGTTCTAGCACATCACCAATCAAAATCAATGAAGCAGATTATACGCCATCAAACGGTGACGTTGTAATTTACGGACAGCTTGAATTTGTATGGTCTACATCAGACAAAAAGTGGCACGAGTTTGGTAGTACAGGCAGTCTCAAGGGACTGGCATTCAAGGATTCTGCGAGTGCATCATATACACCAGCAGGTTCAGTTTCCGCACCGACTGTTTCGGTTGCTGTAAATACAGCGAGTGTTACGCCTATCACTGGTGTAGGCACATTGCCAAGTTTCACGGCATCGGTTTCAAATGAGACTCTAACACTTGGATTCTCAGCAGGAACTTTGCCAACAAAAGGAACAAATGTAACGGTTGCAACAGGCATTAAGTCTGCTAGTGCATCAGCACCAGCGTTTACAGGAACAAGCGCAACGATTACAACAAAATAAAGGGGGTTGATTGAATGGCTGATATATCAAGTTTGAAAGTCCCTAGTGGAGCAACATACATGCTAAAGGATTCCACAGCCAGAAGCCATATAAGCAATAAAAGCAATCCACATGGAGTCACAAAATCACAAGTAGGTCTAGGCAATGTTGCAAACTATGATCAGTCAAAAGCAATAACAGACATTATAAGATCAGGAGCGACATTTACGGCAACGGCACTAGACGGAACAACGTT